GAAAAGCGCAATGCTGACATGGAGCTAAAGCGTGCCCAACTGAATGATACATTATATGCTAACTTTCAAAAATTATCAGCATCTTCATTAACCGGTGCTAAGGGAATGACCGGATTATATGAAGATTTGCATAAATTTGGTCTATCAATCAAAGATTTTGATAAGTTTGGTAAAGTATTACAAGAAAATACAAAGAATTTAGTATTGTTTGGTGCCGGAACAGTTGACGGTGTTAAGCAGTTTACTGAGACTGCTAGCTCATTAGTGAAATCTGGTTTAGGTAAAACACTTGAAGCTATGGGAATAAGCGTAGAAGAACAGATGGCCCATACTGCGCAGTTCATGGCACAACAAGCTAGATTTGGTATAAAAATACAAGGTGATCAATCAAAGAGTGTTTCTAACTATATCATGGAACTTGATAAGTTAGCTGAATTAACTGGTGCTTCACGCAAAGAACAAGAAGATGCTAGAAAAGCGGTAATGAGAATTAATGAGTTACGCGCCGCGATGATTGAGGCAAAAGAAAGTGGCAACACGGCTAAAGCAGAAGAATTACAGCGAGCCTATGAAACAGCTTCAACAATGATGGCTGCTGGTATGAAAGAAGAAGCCGGTGCATTTGCTAAGTTGATGGCTGCAGGCGGTGTCACTGACGCATCTACTGCTAGAGCACAACAAATGTATGGCGGTAGAGGAGGATTAATAGAGGCTACTAAAACAGGTAGAGGAACAGAAGCTGAACGATATGGATTGGCTGTAAACCAAGCTTATGAACAAGAAAGAAGATTCGCAGGTACAACTAAAATAACTGGACCAATTGCTGGTGTTACTGGTAATACAGCCGCAATTGCAGATGCAAAATTAGCTCAACAGAATGCAGAAAAAGCTGCTGCTGGCATGAGTTTAGATGAATACTTAAAGAAAAATATAGAAGTAACAGATAAAGCTACAAAAGAACAAGTTGAACTTGAACGAAAAAATCGAGCAGAGGCTATTAAGTTAGAAACTGCTATAATGAACAAAAATTATGAAGCTGCTGAACTTATGATGAAGGCAGCTAAAAAGATGATGGGCGAGAGTGATGTCACTCCTGTCAAACCTGCAGTAGGTTCTGCACCGGGACGAACTAATGCCACAGTATCCCCTGACATTCAAACAGCTCCTGGACAGAAACCTGGATTGGGAAGTGCACCTGGTCGCGGCATTCAACCTAAATCAGCTACCCCAAATCAATCAACTCAGGCATTAATGAATGCAGGATTGATACTTAAAAAAGGGGATGTACAATCAGAAGGTGGTGCAGTAGATCCAAGATTAATTGAAATAGCAAAAAAGGTACAACAGGTAGTTCCTGGATTTACGCAATTTACTGGATTTAATGATCAATACCATCACGAAAACGCACCAACTAGTAAACATACTCAAGGTTTGGCATTTGATTTTACTGTTGCGAAAAAACCCTCACCTGAAGAAGGTAAGAAAATTGTTGAACAATTGCGTGGGCTTGGATTAGATTTGGTAATAGATGAATATCATAATCCAAGTTCAAAGGCAACTGCTGGACATTTCCATGGTGAAATAAAACCACCACAAGCTTTTGATGGTGGCGTGTTCAGTGGTCCTAAATCTGGTTATCAAGTTGAACTACACGGTAAGGAAGCTATCGTTCCATTAAACAATCCATCAGAAAGAATGAATGCTAGTGATAGGATAGAAAAATCTGCACTTGGATCTAGTAACACACCTGCAGACTCGGCAATGGACATGAGTGCAATGACAGAACTTTTCGCTATGATGCAAGATAAATTTGATGAAATGATTGACAAATTAGATCAAGGCAATAATTACGCCGACAAATTAGTCAAAGCTATGGCTTAACGCTAAATACTAAACAATCTATTTCATATGTCATATAAAAAACGCTTTACTAATAAATCAGGTATATCAAGTCCAATAGCCGGTGGCAATAGCAACACTGGCGCATGGAATGGTAGTCCTGGACAAAACGGTCAACCAACTGGCGGTTGGAATAACGCTGAAATGGGTTACAAAAACTACATGAGTAGACTTCCTGAAGTCTATACAGGTCACCCAAACCGTATTGAACGCTATAATCAGTATGAAATGATGGATGTTGATGCTGAAATCAATGCATGTTTAGACATATTAGCAGAATTCAGTACACAGAAAAATGAACATAATAACACACCATTTAATTTAGAATTCACTGAAGACCCTACCCCACATGAAGTAGAACTATTAAAAACACAGTTACAACAGTGGTGCAAGTTAAATGAATTTGGTACAAGAACATTTAAAATCTTTCGCAATGTAGTTAAGTATGGAGATCAAGTTTTTGTGCGTGATCCAGAAACATTTAAATTATTCTGGATTGATATGACCAAAGTTATCAAAGTTATTGTTAACGAGAGTGAAGGTAAGTTACCGGAACAGTATGTCATCAAAGATATTAACATTAACTTACAGAATCTTACTGTAGCACAGAAAACAAATACAGACTTTGCGGCTAACCCAGCAACTGGTCTTGGTGGCACAGGTGGTGGGTCTAACACTAATGGCTATACTGTACCTAGTATGCCATACAATACTACAGGTAGTCGTTTTACACTAGGACAAAGCGAAAGTGCAATTGACGCTAAACATGTTGTGCATTTAAGTTTGACAGAAGGATTAGATAGGTTCTGGCCTTTCGGACAAAGTATTTTAGAAAATATCTTTAAAGTTTACAAGCAAAAAGAATTATTAGAAGATGCGGTTCTTATTTACCGTGTTCAACGAGCGCCTGAGCGTAGAATGTTTAAAATTGATGTTGGTAATATGCCAAGTCACTTAGCTATGGCATTTGTAGAACGGATTAAGAATGAAATTCACCAAAGACGCATTCCATCAACAAATGGCGGTTCAGCAATAGTTGATGCTAGTTATAATCCGTTATCAATGAACGAAGATTACTTCTTCCCAGTTACTGCTGATGGTCGTGGATCTAGTGTTGAAGTGTTACCTGGTGGTCAAAATCTAGGCGAAATAGATGACTTAAAGTACTTTAATAATCGTTTGGCTCGTGGTTTGCGAGTACCTAGTAGTTATCTACCTACAGGTCCCGATGATAACACGACACCAATGAATGATGGTCGTGTTGGTACTGCTATGATTCAAGAGTTCCGTTTCAATCAATATTGTGAACGGTTACAAAAGTACATCAGTCAAAAATTAGACGAAGAATTTAAATTATTCTTGCGTTGGAGAGGATTCAACATTGACAGTGGATTGTTCACATTAGAATTCAACCCACCGCAAAACTTTGCTGCTTATCGCCAAAGTGAACTAGATACTACACGAGTAAATACATTTTCCTCTATGGAAGCATTTCCCTATATAAGTAAACGCTTTGCATTAGAAAGATTCTTGGGATTAACTGAAGAAGAAATTACCAAGAATGAAAAAATGTGGCGTGAAGAACATAATAAGGATGAAGACATTGAACCTACGGGAAGTGATTTGCGTAATATTGGTGTAAGTGCAGGTGACTTAAACGCTGACTTAGAAACTGCTGATACTATTGAAAATCAACCTGAAGAAAATCCTGAAGGCCCTGAAGTTGCAGGACCAGTTGTTGGTGGACAAGCTGGTAATATGCCAGGTGGAACACCTGCACCCGCAGGTAATGCAATGTAAGATAAATAATATACTATGCGACTACTAGAAATGTTTGATGCTGCAATCCCCGGTTATCAGGACCTTGCTTCTGATAATAGCCATCCTAAATGGAAAGAAAGTCGTAAAACTAAACTCACATTAAAGCAGATTCGTAAACTGCGTAAGATGATGGATGTGCGTAATTTTGAACGCAAAAAACATCTTAAAAAAGTACATCAACAATATGGTCAAACTGCTGGAGAAGCAGGACCCACAGCATAATTCTCTATAGTTCTCCTAAAAACTCAATAAAACAGCACTTATTACGCTGTTTGGCTTGATATAGTGTAAATATAATACAAAGCCATTTTTAGGAGAATACACAATGGATAACAAAAAATTTGAACAACTTATTGATTTAATTATCAATGAGAATGAAGAACAAGCTCGCTCATTATTTCATGATATCGTAGTTGAGAAAAGCCGCGAAATCTATGAAAGCATGATGGCTGACGAAATGGAAGAAGGCATGGGCGGCCAAGTAGGGCAGATGATGGACGAAATCAGTGCTGAAGAAGAAGGCATGACCGAAGAAGAAGAAATCGATTTTGATGACGAAGGCGATGATGATATCGTTGACATCGAGCCAGAAGATGGTATGGATGACGAAGATGGTACAGAAGAACGCCTAGTTAGTATTGAAGACAAATTAGACCAATTAATGGCTGAGTTTGAAGAAATCATGGGTCACGAAGAAGGTGAAGAAGGCGACGAAGAAGACTTCGGCGACGAAGAAGAAGAAGACGGCGAAGAAGGCGACGAAGAAGACTATGGTGACGAAGAAGATAGCGAAGAAGCTATGATGGAAGCAATCGCACTAAAGAAAGTTTCTGTAACGCATGGTGACAATGGCCAAAATACAAAAAGCACAAGTTTAGCAAATAGCGGACAAGCTGGTATGGATAGCAAGCCAGTAAAATTCAGCGGTTCAAGCGAGACAGTTCCAACAAGTCCAAAAGGACCTAGCAACTTTTACTCAAAGGGCGAAACTCAAGTAAAAGACGCTAACAAGTGGAAAAATGCTCCTGCACAAAACAATGCTGACTTAGAAAGTACTCCTAAGCCAGTAACAAAAGATGCAGCATCTGGTACAAAAAGCCCAGTAGCTGAGTCACGCAAGACAGCTAAGAAGCGCATCTAAGGAATCTGAGAGAAATGGCTTTGTATCTCAAAGAGCATCTAACTTTCGACCGTGCCGGAATGGTGGTCGAAAGTGAAGGTGAAGGCAAAGGAAAATCCCTTTACATGAAGGGTATTTTCATTCAGGGTGGGGTAAAGAACGCTAATGAGCGTGTTTATCCCGTTTCTGAAATAGAATCTGCTGTAAAAACTCTTAATGAACAAATTACAGGTGGCTACTCAGTTTTAGGTGAAGTAGATCACCCAGATGATTTAAAGATTAATTTAGACCGTGTATCACATATGATTACTCAAATGTGGATGGATGGCGCTAATGGCTTCGGCAAATTAAAGATTTTACCAACTCCAATGGGTCAGTTAGTAACTACCATGTTGGAGAGTGGAGTGAAACTCGGCGTTTCAAGTCGTGGTAGCGGTAACGTGGACGACATGAACGGCAAAGTAAGTGACTTTGAAATAGTCACTGTGGATATTGTTGCACAACCAAGTGCACCTAATGCATACCCTAAAGCAATATATGAAGGCATGATGAATATGCGTCATGGTCATAAGTTGTTAGATATTGCAAAAGATGCTCAAGGCAACAAAAAAGTAGAGACATACTTGAAAGGCGAAGTCCTTCGTCTGATCAAGGATCTCAAAATTAAATAAAGGGGAAACAGCATGTTTGATGCTATCAAGCCATTACTTGAAAGTGGACTTATCAACGAAGATGTAGGGCGCGAATTAAACGAAGCCTGGGAGTCTAAGTTGAATGAGGCTAAAGAGCAAGTACGTGTTGAATTGCGTGAGGAATTCGCACAACGTTATGAACATGACAGAATCGTGATGGTTGAAGCCCTTGATAAAATGGTTACAGAAGGTCTAACAACTGAAATTGAAGAATTTCATGTTGAAAGACAAGCAATGAACGAAGACCGCGTACAAGCTAAAATGAAATTGCGTGAAAACGCAACTAAGTTCAATGATTTCATGGTTACTAAACTAGCTGAAGAAATCAAAGAATTACGCAGTGAACGCAAACTACAAATGGAAAGTCAGCAAAAGCTAGAGCAATTTATTGTTCATGCATTGGCTCGTGAAATCAAAGAATTCTCACAAGACAAGAAAGCTGTAGTTGAAGCAAAAGTTAAGTTGGTTGCTGAAGGCCGTAAACAATTAGAATCATTGAAGTCACGTTTTGTGAGTGAAAGTGCAGGAAAATTGAATGCAGTCGTAACTAAACATCTTAAGGGTGAATTAGGACAGTTGAAAGAAGACATCAAAGTTGCTCGTGAGAACAATTTTGGTCGCCGTATCTTTGAAAGCTTTGCAAGCGAGTTTTCAGTTACTCATTTAAATGATAAAGCTGAAACACGCAAGTTAATGCAAGCCTTAGAAGAAAAGGAACAACAACTAGCCGAATCACAAAAACAAATCAACGACACTAAAAAGTTAGTTGAATCAAAGGAACGTGAAGTTCGTATTATTAAAGAATCTAATCAGCGTGAAAAAATGATGAGCGAGTTACTTGCTCCATTAAACAATGAGAAAGCTTCCGTAATGAAGAACTTACTAGAAAGTGTGCAAACACCAAAACTGCAAGCCACTTTTGATAAGTATCTACCAGCAGTATTAAATTCTGGAGTTGAGAAAAAGTCTACCAAGACTATGATCAACGAAAGCATTAAAGAAGTAACTGGTGATAAATCTGCCGTTAAACAAGAAGTAGATATGGATCAACGTGATAACGTTATTGATATCAAACGCCTGGCAGGGCTTTAAAATAGACATAATTTAGGAGAAATTAACATGTCAAAAGTATTATTAGAAGGCCGTTGGAACGAGACCAAGGAAGCCCTGTTAGAAGGTCTTAAAGGGACTCGTAAGTCAACAATGAGTGTTATCTTAGAAAACACTAAAAAGCAATTACTTGCTGAATCTTCAGCAGGTACAACAACAGCTGGTAACATCGCTACATTAAACCGTGTGATTCTTCCAGTTATCCGTCGTGTCATGCCAACAGTTATCGCTAACGAGTTGGTAGGTGTTCAGCCAATGACAGGACCAGTTGGTCAGATTCACACATTGCGTGTCCGTTATGCAAACAGCTTGCAAGATAACAGTGCTGCTCAAACTAGCGTTACAGCTGGTCAAGAAGCATTGAGCCCATTCTTGATTGCACAAGCATATTCACGCACTGCGTTACTTGATCCAACAACTAGCTATTACACTGGTGCTGATACTGCTGCATTAGAAGGTAATGGCGGTAAGCAAATTTCTGTACAAATCTTGCGTCAAGCTGTTGAAGCTAAGAGTCGTAAGTTGCAAGCACGTTGGACATTTGAAGCTGCGCAAGACGCACAGTCTCAACATGGTATTGATGTTGAAGCAGAAATCATGGCAGCTCTAGCACAAGAAATTACTGCTGAAATTGACCAAGAAATTCTATTGTCTCTAGCAACTCTAGCTACAACAGAGTATACATACAACCAAGCTACTGTATCTGGTACAGCTACTTATGTTGGTGACGAACACGCTGCTTTAGCTGTTCTAATCAACCGTGTTGCTAACTTGATCGCACAACGCACACGCCGTGGTGCTGGTAACTGGGCTGTTGTTTCTCCAGCTAGCTTGACAGTATTGCAATCTGCAACTACTTCAGCTTTTGCTCGTACAACAGAAGGTACTTTCGAAGCTCCAACAAACACTAAGTTCGTTGGTACATTGAATGGCGCAATGCGTGTATTCGTAAACAGCTATGCACCTGATACACAACCTGTATTGGTTGGTTACAAAGGTTCAAGCGAAACTGATGCAGCAGCATTCTATTGCCCATACATCCCATTGATGAGTTCTGGTGTTGTTCTAGATCCATCAAGTTTCGAACCAGTCGTGTCATTTATGACTCGTTATGGTTACATCGAATTAACCAACACCGCAAGTTCTTTCGGGAATGCCGCGGACTATGTTGGTGAAATAGCCGTGCAGAACCTTACGTTTCAGTGAAATTCAGCACACTTTAATATCTTTACAGATATTATCAATACAAAAGGGTACTTTGGTACCCTTTTTTGTATCTAAAAGTAGTGGAAAGTGATATTCTGTATAAATACTATTATGCTTACAAACAAATACTCCAAACTCTATTACAAAATAACTTCCAATGCGAAGCAACGCACTACTGAGGGCTACACAGAACTACATCATATTATCCCTCAATCAATGGGCGGTAGTAATGACAAAGAAAATCTAGTAGAATTAACAGCAAGAGAACATTTCATATGCCATTGGTTGTTGATTAAAATGACAGAGGGTGAAGATAGAAGTAAAATGTTATACGCACTTAACGGAATGAAGGCAGAGAACAGATATCAAGAACGCTATCATACAAAAATCACTGCAAGAGTATATGAGAAATATAGGATAGAACACGCAGAAAATCATAGTAAAAGAATGAAAGGCAGACCTGCAAAAAATAAAGGCATACCTATGTCAGATGAACATAAGCAACTGCTAAGAGAAAAAGCAAAAGCTAATCACGCTAATGGTAAAATATATTCTAAAGAATCACAAGAAAAAAGAATAGCAAAAGTATTAGGTCAAAAAAGAACTGATGAAACTAAAAGATTAATGTCATTAGCTTCAAAAGGTAAACCTAAAGGTCCTATGAGTGAAGAACAAAAACAAGCACGTTCAATAACAATGACTGGTCAAAAGAAAACAAAATCACACGCAACTAATGTAGCCAACGCAGTATTAGGCAACATTAGTATCAACAAAGACAATATAGAGAAAAAAGTAAAGAAAGATACACTACAGAGTTACTTAGATGATGGTTGGCAACTTGGTGGCAAAAAGCGCAAAGTAGCATAAATACATTATCTCACTCGGGATGGGAAGTTTACATTAAAGGCTCTACGGAGCCTTTTTTGTTGATAAATATCTAATGACTATATTAATATACACTTTAATAGTTACACACATAACTATAATATGTGTTACTCTATATCTACATAGAGGACAAGCACATAAAGGAATAACATTTCACCCAATACTAAGTCACTTTATGCGCTTTTGGTTGTGGCTTACAACTGGCATGGTTACTAAACAATGGGTAGCAATACATCGCAAGCATCATAGATACTGTGAAACTGAAAATGATCCACATAGTCCTATGATTTATGGATTAAACAAGGTATTATTCAATGGAGCATTGTTATATCACAAAGCGTCAAAAGATGATACTATGATTAACACATATGGTGTTGGTACTCCCGATGATTATATAGAAAATAATTTATACACTAAACACTCTAGAGTTGGGATAATTATCATGTTTTTAATCAATGTACTTATATTCGGTTGGATGGGTATATTAATCTGGGGTATACAAATGATTTGGATACCATTTTGGGCTGCTGGTGTTATCAATGGTATAGGACATTACTGGGGATACCGTAATGGAGATACAAAAGATAATAGTCGCAACATATTTTTTCTTGGTATTATCGTAGGTGGAGAAGAACTACATAATAACCATCATTTAGATCCGGCAAGTGTAAAACTAAGTAGACAATGGTTTGAATTTGATATGGGCTATTTTTGGTTAAAGATTTTTGAATTTTTAAACTTAGCCAAATTGTCCCGTGCTTAAATTGTTACATCAGCATCAACAGTAATATTAAGAATAGACTTCTTCTTTTCTCGTAGTTTCTTTTTATGTAGTCTACTACAGTTGGCACATAATGTTTGTGTGTTATCTTGTTCTTTGTTCTTTTTGTTACCATCTTTATAAACAAGATCAAGTTGACAACTATCAACTGGTACAAAATCGCATAGTTCACAATGATCTTTCTTATTCAATAGATACCCATAATTACTGTTGTACATTATTTTGCTACACTGTACACAGTATTTGTGCCACTGTTTAAACCCATGCTTACTGGTGCCATTACTTTTGGCTAATGAAGTATTGCATTTTTTACAGAATGGTCTAGTTGGTTGTTGTGTTAGCATGTTTTATTTATAAAAAAGATTTGTTGGGTACTTAAAAACACGGTTTTTAAAAATGGTTCAACGATAAATATATTATTGAATATAAATTACCAGGATAACATATGTCATCAGAAGCATTTAATACATTAGGTGGGCTAACAGTTGGTATACCAGCTGTACCTGTCGTCACTAGTGCTGGAACAGTAGTAGCAAATGTCAACAATGACTATGTTCTAGCAAATACAGTACTAACAAATAATCTTAGATACGCAAACGGAAATACTTATGTTCCGGGTGCAAATACTCAACTAGTTTATAACAGTAACTATAGTTTTGGAGCTAGCGCAAATTTAACATTTGATAGTAGCATCAACTTATTAACAACAACCAATTTAAATGTATTGGGTACTACTTCATTAGGTGATGTAGCTAATGTTAGTATTTTGGGCGGCTTGAATGGATATTTCTTGCAGACAGATGGTTTAGGTACATTAACATGGACTGCTGGAACAGGTGGTGGCGGTGGCAATGGCGAGCCAGGTGGTAGCAATACACAAGTTCAGTATAATAACGCAGGTGTATTTGCAGGTGACTCAGGCTTTACATATGATTATCTTACTACTACTTTATCTGTACCGCAAGTCAATGCATCAAATTTTGTTGGCAATTTAAGAGGTACTGCTTCAAATGCAACTACTGCGGTTACTGTTACAAACAGCGCACAACCTAATATTATCAGTGTTGGTACACTGGTTAATTTAACAGTTGGCGGACCAGTAGTAGCACAAAGTTTTCAAGGTGATGCTGGACATCTCTCAAATATTCCCGCAGCGAATTTAAATGGACCTGTTCCAAATGCAATACAAGTAACAGCAAGTAGTCAACCAAATATTACCAGTGTTGGTGATTTGGTATCATTGACTGTCATAGGTACAACTACATCAGGTAATTTGAATGCAGCTAGTAGACTAGGTGGTGGAAATCTTTTTGTTACAGGTAATGCTAGTGTTGGTGGTAATGTAAGTATCACTACTGGTACATTAATGGCAAATGGTAATGTAGCATTAAATGGATCTAATGTTACTTTAGGATTGGTATCTAATGTACATCTATTAGGTGGATTCAACGGACAAGTATTAAGTACTGATGGTCTTGGCAACCTACAATGGGTTGATCAAGGCGGCGGCGGTGGAGGAGGTGGTGGTGGCCCAGGTGGCGCAAACAGCACAGTACAATATAATAACAATGGTATCTTTGGTGGTAGTCCATTCTTTACTTTTGATAGTCCATCACAAACAGTTAATGTATCTGGTAACTTAATAGCAAACACATTTACAATAGGTTCAGGTGTTTATGAATTCAGTACTGCATTGGTATATTTTGCTTCAACTACTAGTGTTTCTACTAATCAAGTTATATACTCGGTATTAGCTAATTCAGTATGTGCAGTTGATTTTACTATTGTGGGCACAAACGATACAACTGAGTCTAGAGAAACAACTAAAATCAGTGCTACCATTTATAATGGTATGATAGCATTTAACGAATATGCTGGACTACAAATTAACGGCGGTGTGGGAACTTTCAGTGTTGCATATAATGCGGGTAATGTGGTAACTCCACCTACATTACAACTATTAGTAACGCCTAATGCAGCATCACTTACTAATTATAAGATGCAAATAACTCAATATGCAGAATATTGTTAAGTAACATTACGAGATTTAATCTGTATATAAAATGGCAACAATAAAGGCACTAAACTCTATAGGTGGATTCTCAGTAGGGGATACACCTTCTAATATCATTCTTGCTAATGGTGATATAGTTACATCTAACTTATCAGTTAGTGGTATAAGTAACTTAGGACTAATTGGTAATGTAATTATTCTTGGTGGTGTTGCCAATCAAATTATATCAACTGACGGTAATGGTCATCTATCATTTGTAAACCCTGTCTCTACTACTATTGCAAATGGTTCAAGTAATGTAAGTATTCCTATAGCAAATGGTAATATACTATTAAGTGTAAATGGCACACCGAATGTAATGGTTGTGTCCAACGCACAAGTAGGTATATTAGGTAACTTAGTTGTAGGTAATAGTACTAGTAACACATTAGTAGTTAACAACAACAATGTATTAATAAACACAGCAAATGTAGGTGTCAATAGTAATAATGTAAGTTTTACAAGTAATACCATTTCCTTCACTAGTAACAATGTCAATGTCACAAGTAATTTAAAAGTATCTGCAGGTTCTAGTAACTTAATAATTAATGGTAATGGTATTAGCGCAAATGGTAACATAAGCATTACCAGTGGTAGCACTAATGTACAGATAGGTAATGGTAATGTCAATGTTGTATCAAATCTTAATGTTACTGGAGAGACATTACTTACTGGTAACTTAACAGTAACAGGCAATCTTACATATGTTAATGTAGACACATTAGATATAACAGACCCAATAATACAATTAGGTGGCGGGCCTAATGGCACACCATTAGCATCTAATGATGGTAAAGATAGAGGTACATTACTACAATATTATACCACTAGTCCAGTCTCTGCATTCATGGGCTGGAAAAACAGTGAAGGTAATTTCATCTTTGGTAGTAATGTAACTGATTTGAATAGTGTCATCACAGTTAATACATACGGTAATGTTGTTGCTAACTCTTTCTTGGGTAATATAGGTGGTAACACTGTAAATGCAAACTATATAAATGTAACCGCTAATTTGGTTAGCAACAACATTACAGTTAACTCACAACTAAGTGGCAATACAGCTAACTTCACAGGTAATTTAACTTCATTAAATGCTAACTTAGGTAATTTATTACATGCTAACTATGTTAATGTATCATCAAACTTACATGTTGGATCAGATATATCAGGTAACACCGCAAATTTTGTTGGTAACATCAGTGCAGCAAATGCTAACATAGGCAATACAGTACAAGCAAATAATGCCAATGTAACATCTAATTTGTCTGTTGGATTAAACTTATTAGGTAATACTGCGAACTTTACTGGTAATATTATAGCAGGTAACGCTAATGTAGGCAATACAGTACAAGCAAATAATGCCAATGTAACATCTAATTTATCTGTTGGATTAAACTTATCTGGTAACACTGCAAATTTCGCAGGCAATCTTAAAACATTAAATGCTAATTTAGGTAACTTGACACAGGCTAATTTTGTCAATGTCTCAAGTAATATTACTTCTAATAACATAACTGTAAACGCACAATTAAGTGGTAACACAGCAAATTTCACTAGTAACATTGTTGCAGGTAATGCTAACCTAGGTAATTTGGCACAGTCTAATAATATAACTGTTTCATCAAATTTAAATGTTGGTCAAATATTAAGTGGTAATACAGCTAACTTCAGTGGTAATCTTGTTACTCGTAATGCTAACTTAGGTAACTTAGTCAATGTAAACTATGCGAACATAACATATGATACTAATATATTTGGAAATCTTAATAGTGGTAATGCTAATTTGGGCAATTACCTTACTGTTAATTTTGCAAATATTGCAGATGATCTTTATGTAAACAATTTAGTTCAAGCCAACTTTATTCGTGCTGATTCAAACTTATATGTTGGTTTAAACTTATTTGGTAACGCTGCTAATTTTACTGGTAACTTAGTCACATTATCAAATTTATACACAGATAACATTATTGGTGTTACATCTGGTGTTACTATTAAGGCAACAGGTGTTGATCAGAATATTAACTTAATTCCAACTGGTGTTGGTAATGTAGATGTATTTGCACATAGGATATCAAACTTAGCAACACCTACAAATGATTTTGATGCAGCTACTAAGTTATATGTTGACACATTGGCTCAAGGTTTATATCCAGTAGCCTCGTCACAAGCAGCAAC